GCAGACACATCGCCCACAACGGCACAGAATAACCAAAAGGAGAACGACCAATGCAACAACTCACACTCGCAGGGACAGTGGGGCGCGACGCCGAGCTGCGCCGAACAAACAACGGAGATGCGGTTCTGAATTTCAGCCTCGCAATCGACAACGGCAAAGACAAGGATGGCAACAAGCGTGACGCCACATGGTTTGATTGCTCGCTCTGGGGCAAACGCGCCGAGGCGCTGCAATCTTACGTCCTGAAGGGCGGCAAGCTGACAGTGACAGGCCGACCATCGGCACGCGAGCACAACGGCAAGGTATATCTTGGCTGCAATGTTCAAGAGCTGACATTCATGGGCGGCGGCAACCGTGACAGCCAGCAAGGAGGCGGATATGACCAGTCACCGCAGGGACACAGCGACCAGTCAAGCGGAAGCGGCTTCGACGATGAGATCCCTTTCTAATGGGCGAAGTTAATATCAGCGGGAACCGTCGAGCCAACTTTGCGGCAATCTTAGCAGATGTGGAAGTCGGCACTGAGGTGACCTATCACGTCGGGGAGTTTGCGGCTGGCCCACATAAGTCGGCAGCAATGGAGGCGGAGGCCAAGGGAGCTTGCTTTGTATATCAGCGCAAGCAATCGGACGGCCTTTTTGCCTACATTGCCAAGAAACGCCTCAACTCAAAATGACGCCTTGGCGCAAAGGTGACAAGATTGGATCTGGCGAGGCTTTCTTGCCAGACACCGCAACCCGAACCGCTTACGGCGCGCAGTGCCTTGACGAGATACTGGCCGCAACGGCAAAACAGGTTCTACGCATGAAAGAGCTTGCACAGCGCAGGCGTTTCATTGCAAAATACCCGCAGGCGTTACAGCCTCAACTTAAAGAAAAGATCACAGCCCTCTGGGCAGAAAAGCAAAAGGAAATATTATGAGAACCAGCATCACAATAACTAATATGCACCCACGGGGATTTGCGTTTGGCGTTACGGATGACGGGGGGCAAATTTTCATTCCGCCTCACATTGCAACCGAGCACACGATTGACGGAGGCGACAAGATTGAGGCGCTTCTGACAATCAATCCAAGCGCATCTCAGCGTGAACGCACGCCGTGGCTTGCGGTCCGCCTTTACCCAGACGGGGAGGATGCGCCAGAACCAGTCGAGATTGCAGTGCCAATAGTGCATATCGAGGATCGTGACGAGGCAATATATAAGCTGATTTGCGAAAACGGCTTTATGACAACGGCAGAGCTTGCAGCATGGTCAAACTTTGATCCAAAGACAGCGGGCAACAGCGCCAATCGTCTTTTCAACGCAGGCCGCATCGCGAAAGCAGACGTTTACAACCGCGCGGGGCAGGCTCGCGCCAGCTTTACGCTCTGGGCCGAAAGCGCTCACGACTTTATTGAGGCCTGAAGCATGACGCACACACAGCAAATACTGGCCGACATCAAGCGCCACGGGATCCTGACAGCCGCAGCAATCCACAACGTGACCATTGACCATCTGTTTTCGATGGCAGCGCAGGGAAGAAAGACATGATAGCTACAACAGCCGCAGCCTGCCTCGCGTTGGCAATTTACCATGAGGGCAGATCAACAAGCGCAGACAGCCAGCTCGCGATCGCAGAGACGGTGATCAACCGCGCAGCGCACCCTGACTTCCCCAGCACTGTCTGCAAGGTCGTTAAGCAGCCCAGCCGCCGCCCCGTGACGCGCCCAGCCGCTTGCCAGTTTAGCTTCTGGTGCGATGGCAAGAGCGATACGCCACACGACAAGGCGGCATGGCAGACAGCCCAGCAAATAGCTGCACAGGCGCTCTCAGGCGATACTCTGGGTCATGGGGCCGTCTACTACCACACGACAGGGGTTTCGCCCGTGTGGGCCAAGAGCTTTGAGCCAGTCGGCCTGATCGGTGGACACATCTACTACACAGACGGCAAGTGCCTGCTGGCACTCGGCTGCTCACTGCGCCCCGTGGCGCGGCCAGAGGGAGACAAGATATGAATGACATTTTGGTAAAGATCGACATGACTGGAGAAGGTGAGTTTAGAGCCATTACTGGCCTGAAAGTGAATTCAATCAACCTTAGCGCGGAGAGTGTTGATGTCACCAGCCTCGAGAGTGCGGGCGGTTGGCGCGAGATTATGGGCGGAGCAGGCATTAAGTCGGTGGAAATTTCGGGTTCTGGCGTCTTTCAGGATGCAGCCTCTGACAAGCGCGTGCGCCAGATTTTCGTTGACGGAGAAACGCCTGATTTTCATGTTGTTATTCCAGATTTTGGCACAATTAAGGGCGCATTTCAGGTCGTGTCGATAGAATATTCTGGAGGCCTAAACGAATGGGCGACCTATGCGCTTTCGCTATCTTCGGCTGGCAGGATATTCATCCATCGCGATGAGAATATTGAGTTAATTGATGACGAGAAAGCAGAAAAGATATGACCAAAGACGACATCAAAGACTGCATTGCCTCATGGCAGCGCCAGCGTGACGAGATGGAGATGCGCTATCAGGGCGTGCGTCCATCATATGTGAGCACCGATCTGGCGGTCTTGGAGGAGCGCATCGAGCGTTACAAGGCCAAGCTGAAAGAGATGGAGGGAGCGACAAAATGAGTGATCCACTACCAAACCTTACACGCAGAGAGCGCATTGCGCTTTGGTTTATAATCCTCGCCTTGGATACTATCGGCGCATACCAATGGAAGCACGAATGGAAACAGCTTAGCGAAGACTTGAGAAAGGAGCTTCGTGATGGATGACCGTAAATTTACACCGCCAACAGAGTTCCCCGCTGAGTATGTCGATAGTAATGGTGACAAGGCCGTGATCTTGGGGCGAGGGCCACACAAAGTGTTTCCGTTTATTGGCCATAACGCTGCTGGATATGCTCGATATTGGACTGAGAAGGGGACTTTCTCCAGTTTAGGTATAAACGGATTCGACCTCCACGACATCCCCAAGCGCATCACAACGTGGCACAATGTTTATCAGGACGCCACTTTAGGTTACAATAGTTTTACCAGCCGTGATCAAACTTTCCCACACAGCGTTGGCTTGAAGGGCCTCTGCGTCTACCGCATTGAACGTGATGTAGATGGCGGCAACCCTGAGATATTCGTGGAGGACGTGTGATGAGTGATGATCAAGTGAAGCGGTATCAACTGGACTACCACCATACTCAAACATATGCAGAGATGGTGGAAGACTGTGATGGCGATTGGGTAAAATACAATGACTACAAAGCCGCCTCCGACCGCATCGAGGAACTGGAACTTGCCGTGCGCTATGAAGCTGACTTAGCGCAGCAGGCCCTTGATGCACGGAAAGAACTGGCGGCCAAGCTGGCGAAGGCGGTGAAGGCTTTGGAATATTACGGCGGGTGGAGCGACGGAAGTGGTGGCGTCTGCGGTTTTGATGGTGGCTCACTTGCTGGCACCACCCTCGAAGAACTGAAAGGACAAGACGATGGGTAAACAATGGTCTGACAGGGATATGCTGGACGCTTTGTCTCTCAGTGAAGAGGGATTGACCATGAAGCAGATCGGGGAGCGAATAGGCCGCTCAAAAAATTCAGTCATTGGCACTGTGAACCGCATTCGAAATGAGATTGCAGGAGATCCAGAGACGGGAAACAACACAATGCCGCCGAGATGGTGGGAAAAGGGACTGGAGATGAGAAATGAGTGAGCCGAAAGCAAAGAAACACCCGCACCACGGGATCCCCAAGGCAAAGCACAGGCCGAAGTCTCAGGAATACAGCTTGAAGTATCGTGCCAATCTTGCGCAAAAGACATCGCTTCGCCAACGGCCCAAGGCTGTTATCACTCTTTCCCCAGCGCCTTGGATGCAACAATGATATGTAATGGAACAGAGCTTTATGCGGCACAGCCCGTCTCTCCGATAGTCAAAACAAAGATCCGAGAGCATGGCGTTTCATATGGCATGAGCGAGGCTGGCTATGACCTGCGGATCAAGCAATCCGTCACGCTGCACCCGCTCAAACGCTTCGCCTTGGCGAGCACCATCGAGCGCTTTGATATGCCAAAGGATCTGGTGGCGATCGTCCATGACAAGAGCACATGGGCGCGGAGAGGGCTTTCAGTCTTCAACACGGTGATTGAGCCAGACTGGCGGGGATGGCTTACGCTTGAGCTTGTCTATCATGGATGGAAGCCCATTCGCATTCCAGCGGGCGCTGGCATTGCTCAGGCTATCTTTCACCGCATTGAGCAGCCAGCATCATATGGGGGCGGCAAATACCAAGACCAAGAAGACAAGCCAGTGGGGGCAAAAGGATGAGCGACAGAACCGTTGGCATTCACCCGATTTACCGATCAGGCTTTGTCGAGCGCTGGCACGCAAGCCCAGACGTGCCAGCCCAGACGCTCGCAGACCATCACGGCAGGACAGCGCAGATCGTGCTTTTCTTCTGGCCAGACGCAGAGCCAGATCTTGTCTATGCCGCGTTGCACCACGACTGCGGAGAGCTTTATGTCGGGGATATGCCAGCAACGGCCAAGCGCTCGGCCCCAGACATGGCCCTGCGCCTGAGCGGGCTTGAGGCCAGCGCACGCTTCAACATGGGCGTGAAAATGCTTACAGGCGATGGGCAGCGCCTCAACTTCGCGGACAAGCTGGAGGCTTACACCTACGTCGCGCAGAAAGCGCCGCAAATTCTTGGCCAGCCGCAGTGGGTTGATGCTTTGCACGCGCTGGGCGTCATGGCGGATGATCTGGGCGTCTCAACGCGCTTGCTTGACTGGTTTAAGGCATGAGAGCGTCATTTGTTGCGCGATGGTCGGTTTGAGCTTATATTCGATGTGAATGGAGGCCAACATGGCAGAAGACAATAACGAAGCTGAAGGCAAGCTTGGACGGCCAACTCTTTACACGCCAGAGCGGGTCAAGGCTGCTTGGGATTATGTCAACGGCGGGTGGGCGATGGTGGGGGACAAAGTGCCTTCAATCTCTGGATTGGCCTGTGAAATAGGCGTTCACAGGGAGACTTGCCACAACTGGGCGGGTGAAGATGGCAACGAGTTTTTCGACATCCTCAAGGTTCTGGCGCAAAAGCAAGAGCGAGAATTGCTCAACAATGGACTGGACGGCACGTTCACAGCTCCAATCACAAAGATGATGTTGAGCAAGCACGGCTACTCGGATCGCGTCGAGACAGATCACAAGTCGAGCGATGGCAGCATGACGCCACCCAAGACGGTTGTGCTGCGTGGCGTGAAGCCAGATGACGCAAGCGGCGATTAACCTCCCCGACAAGGTTCTGGACGTATTCGAGCCAGAGCGAGGGGCGGCGCAGTATCGAGCGCTCTATGGCGGGCGTGGATCTGGCAAGTCGCAATCAGCGGCTATGATGGCGGCTTACTGGGGCTTTGTTGAGCCTCTGCGGATCCTCTGCACCCGTGAGTTTCATGTCAGCATCAAGCACAGCTTTCATCGAGAGCTGAAAGACGCAATCGAGCGCACTCCTTGGCTGGCGGCTCATTACGAAGTCGGCATCGACTATCTGCGGGGAAAGAACGGAACTGAGTTTATCTTTCGCGGCCTTCGCCACAACACATCAGGCATCAAGTCGCTGGCTGGCATTGACCTGACGATCGTTGAGGAGGCGGAGGATGTGCCAGACGAAAGCTGGCTGGCGCTGGAGGCAACTGTCTTCAGGCAAACCAAGTCAGAGCTTTGGGCTATCTGGAACCCGCGCAGCGAGAGCAGCCCAGTCAACAAGCGCTTTCGCAAGTCGCCGCCAGAGAATGCGCTGATCTGCGAGATCAACTGGCAGGACAACCCATTCTTTCCCAAGGGGCTTGAGACGCTTCGCAAGCGAGAGCAGCAACGATTGGATCCTGCGACATACGCCCACATCTGGGACGGCGCATATCTTGAAAACAGCGACGCTCAGGTGTTTGGCGGCAAATTCAGCACGCGAGACTTTGAGCCAGAGCGCACTTGGGATGGGCCATATTACGGGCTGGACTTTGGTTTTGCTCAAGATCCAACGGCTGCAATCGAGTGCTATATCAACGACGGCAAGCTATACATTCGCCGCGAGGCAGGCCGCATAGGGCTTGAGCTGGATGACACAGCACCTTTCGTCATGGGCCGAATGCCTGAGATGGCACAGCATACGGTCAGGGCCGACAGCGCGCGGCCAGAGAGCATAAGCTATTTGCAGAGGCACGGCATCCCCGCAATCACTGGCGTTAAGAAGTGGGCTGGATCCGTTGAGGATGGCGTGGCCTTTATTAAATCTCTGGAGCGTGTTATCATTCACAGCGATTGCCCTGAGACCGCACGCGAGTTTAGGCTCTATTCGTATAAACAAGACCGCCTGTCTGGAGATATTATGCCGAAGATCGTTGATGCGAACAACCACTACATCGACGCGTTAAGGTATGCCTTGCAGCCTTTAATTGGCGGACACGGTGAAGCAATATTTGGAGTGCTTTGAGCATGGCTTGGCCTTTCACCCGCAAGAATACCCCGCATGAAGTAAAAGAGAACCCGACAGGTGCGGCCTTTGCCGTTGGCGGGCAGATCGGATGGTCGGCCAGCAATGACCGCCACAGCTACATCAGCGAGGGCTATCAGCAGAACGTGATTGTCTACCGCGCCATTCGTGAGGTGGTCGAGGCCGCGAAGTCTATCAAGGTCGAGCTATATCAGGGCGACAAGCTGGTTGAGCAGCACCCAGCGCTGGATCTGCTCTCCAGACCGAACCCGTGGCAGGCTTATGACGCTTGGCTTTCAGAGATGATGGTCAATCGGATGTTGTTTGGTGAGACGTTCTGTGTCGGCACGCCTGAAGGCAAGTTTGCCGAGATATGGGCGCTCAATCCCGTTGATATGGAAGTGAAGGCTGGCACAAGCGGCCTGCCTCTGGCCTATTGCCACAAGAAAGGCCGCTCTGAGAAATACTTTGCGGTCGATCAGATCACGGGCGCGAGTGAGGTGTTCTTCCTCAAGACCTACAACCCAGACAACTACTGGCGCGGCCAGTCGCCACTCATGGCGGCTTCACTGGCGGCTGACACTCACAACGCTGGATCCGTTTGGAATTACAGCCTGCTCAAGAACGGCGCGCGCCCCAGCGGCCTTGTGCGCTTCAAGGGGGGCTATCCGAGCGGCGAAATGGTGCAGCGGATGCGGGAATACTTCAAGACGGCAATGAGCGGCTCTGCAAACAGCGGCGAGATCCCGATGCTTTCCGATGACGCGGAATATGTCGAGATGAGCAAGACGCCGATGGACATGGACTTCCTCAACACGATGAAGGAGACCGCCAAGTATGTCTCAAGCGCATTCGGCGTGCCTCTTCCCCTGATCGACAACGACGCCAGCACGTTCAACAATCTGGAGCAAGCCAAAGAGCGGCTCTATACCGACACGGTGATACCGTTGCTCCAAGAGTTTTTTGGCGAGCTTTCGGCATGGCTGCTTCCCCGCTTTGGTGATGGCCTGCAATTCAAGCTGGATCTGGACAGCATCCCAGCGCTTGAGGGCATCCGTCAAAAGATGTTTGACCGCGCCGTTCTGGCATTCGAGAAAGGCGTTCTGACCCGTGAGGAAAGCCGAGTGATGATGGGCTTCCCTGAAGAGGGCGAGGGCGAATATACACCGCTTCTTTCCCCAGCAATGGAAGCCAAGAGCTTTGAGACCAAAGCCAGCTTCAAGCCGACAGACGGCATGGTGAGCAATTACAAGCGCGGGCTTGAAATGCACGCCGAAGGCTTGACAGGTGACGGCATCGAGGCGGCAACGATCCGCATGGCACGCAAGATTGCAGGCGGCGGCAGCGTCTCTGAGGACTGGATCCGCAAGGCCAACCGTTTCTGGGGCCGCAATGAGCGCTTTCTTGACGAGCCAAAGGACAGCCCAGCATATGCTTCAGCGATGCTATGGGGCGGAGCTGCGGGCCGTGACTGGTATGCCGCGCGCTATAACGAGATCGAGCGTGAGGGCAAGTCAATGAGCGGGGCGGAGCTTCTGCACCGCGTTGCCTATGGCGGTTAACCTTGACAAGCTGGAGCAAGAAACTGCTCCGCTGATCGACCGCACGCTCACTGGCTTGATGCGGCATATGCTGCGTCAGTATGAGGCCGAGGACATCGTGGCGCTTCCAACAGACGCCAGAGAGCGCGTGATCGAGATGCTGGCGGACGTTTACGGCGTATCAATGCGCGAGGCAGGCCAGCCAGTGATTGACGGTCTGAAGGATTGCTTTCCCCAGCTTGAGACGAAGCAGGATGAGGACGATCTATTCCAACGCCTGATCGAGCAATTCATCGAGCAATATGGCGGGGCCAAGGTTCAACAGATCCTTGAGACAACCCGCAAGCAGATCAACGCAGTGATCCGTGAGGGGCAGCGCGAGGGGCTTGGCGTTGAGGCGATAGCCAAGATGATGCGCGAGGCCATTCCAGAGTTTTCCCGCATTCGATCACGCGTCATTGCACGCACCGAGACGCACGGATCCAGTCAGTTTGCTCAATACCGCACGGCACAGCAATCAACGCGCCCACTGGTGAAGCAGTGGAACAGCGTCATTGATACACGCACTCGTGCATTCATCGAGGACGATAAGTTTGATCACCGCGTCATGGATGGCGAGCGGGTGGCACTTGAGCAGCCTTTCATGGTTCCAACGATATTCGGCACAAAAGAGCCGCTGATGTTCTGCGGAGATCCAAACGGCTCTGCGGGCAACATTATCAACTGCCGCTGCGCCATGACATTCAAGCGAGCGGATCGTGGCGAGACATCACCTGCGGCCCAAGCTGCGGTTGCTGGACGGCCAGTAAACCGCTTTGCCTATCAGAGCTTTGTCGCACCCAAGTCTGTTGCCGAGATGGAAGACTTCCTGACGAACAACTCGATAGCTGGCCGAGCGTCACTTAGGGCCATGTCACCAAAGAAATTGGCGTCGCAGCTCGTTTACTTTCAGGAGGCTACAGAGAGGTTTGACCTTGATCCTATTATCGCGGTCGGGCCAGCGACTAGGTTTGGCCTGAAGGGGATCAAGGGTGCAAATGCGGCCATTTATCGGGTGACAGAAACCTCAACTGGCCGAAAAGCCGTCTTTCACTTGCCCACAAATTTTACAAGTGACTTGAATTACAATCAGCAGAAGCAAGCCGCGATAAAGAAGGCGGGAATATATGAGGCCGAGCAACGTCAGAAATTGCAGTCTGGCGCAAACATTCCTGATGAGGTGAAATCCATTGCAAGCGTTATGGAAAGCCGAGGCGACAAATACAACTGGACATTCAACGCCACAATGGAGCCAGAAGAGGCTAGACGCCATGTGATTTATCACGAATATGGTCACGTTCTTCACTTGTCGAACGCTAAAAACCCACAGATGCAGGATGATATAAACGACTTTCTGAGCAGGGAAACACCAATCCAAAAAGGGTGGGATCTGCTCATTTCAAAGTATTCTAGCGCCAACGACAAGGAATATGTCGCAGAGGCGTTTTCGCTTTATATGAGCGGAGAGAAGCATCACTACCGCATTCACCCGCGCCTTCTGGGCGTATTCAAGAGATATGACAGGGCCGTAAATGACACTTGATGAGGCAATGGAAAAGGTGGCGAATGCCCCCGCAGGTAAAGCAATCGAGACCTATGAAGAGGTTTTGCTCGAATACAAAGGCGACGATGCGGATCTTGTCATGCCTTGGCTTGCCGAGAGCGCAGCGCTTATTGACTTCGAGGGAGAGGCCATTTGAGCCGCGTCTTTCCAAGTTTGCACTTTGCTGCTATACTTTCACAGAACTTTGCAAAGCGAGATCAATATGAGCATTGAGCAGAAGAGCTTGAGCCTTGAAGTCAAGGCCGTCGGTGAGGAAGGCCAGATCGAGGGCTACGGCGCTGTCTTTGGCAACCGCGACAGCTATGGCGACATCATGGTCAAGGGCGCTTTCGCCAAGACGCTCAAGGGCCGCAAGCCCAAGATGCTCTGGCAGCACAATATGCTGGATCCGATTGGTGCATGGGATGAATACGCTGAGGACGAGCGCGGGCTTTACATGAAGGGCCGCATTGCAATCAAATCCACAAAGGGCCGTGACGCTTATGAGCTGGTCAAGGCTGGCGCAATCGACGGTCTGTCAATCGGCTACGTCACCAAAGATTATGAGATGGAAGGCGGAGCGCGCCTGCTCAAAGAGGTGGATCTATTCGAGACATCGCTTGTCACAATGCCAGCCAATGCGGCGGCTATGGTCACAAGCGTGAAGAATGCTGACGTTCGCGACATCGAGGCCGCGTTCCGTCAAATGAGTTTCAGCCGTTCCGAAGCCAAAGCAATGGCTTCTGCGGCATGGAAGCGGCGCGAGGATGTTCTGCGTGAGGCAGACGCTCTTGTTCCAGAGGCCGATCAGCGTGACGTTGACGAACTCAAAGCCCTACTGACAACAACCCTGCTCAATCTTGGAGGTCACAATGACTGACTTTGCAGAAATCAAGGGCTTGGTCGAGAAGATCAACCCAACGCTCGTCGAGCTTCGCGCCGAAGTGGACGAAATGAAATCGAATGCGCCGAAAGACGTAATCACGGAAGAGAAGCACAACCGTATGGCCGACGCCATTACGGCGCAAATGGCTGAGCTTCAGTCAAAGCAAGCCAAGCTCGAAGCCGCTATGCAGCGCCCTTCAGCAGAAGAAGGCAAGCACGCCGATGCTGAAATGGAAGCCAAGCACCGCGACGCTTTCCGTGAATACATGGCTTATGGCACGCTTCCAACTGGCTTCAAGGCTGGCTCAGAAGGCGTCGAAATCAAATCTATGTCAACAGGCGTTGACGCAGATGGTGGCTTCCTCGTTCGCAACGAGCTTTCCAACGTCATTATCAACCGAGTGTTTGAGACATCACCGCTTCGCGGCGTTGCAAACATTGAGCGCACAGGCACGAAATCAATCGACATCCTGATTGACGACACCGAAGCCGCTGCTCGTTGGGTTGCTGAAGGCGCTTCAGGCGGCGAAACAGCTACGCCAACAATCGGCCAGAAAGTTATCTCTGCGCACAAGATCGAAGCAGATCCGCGCATGACAACTGAAATGGTTGAAGACGCGTATCTCGACATCGAGGCATGGCTCGCTGGCAAGGTTGCTGACAAGTTTGCACGCACTCAAAACGCTGCATTCGTTTCTGGCGACGGCATCGGCAAGCCTAAAGGCTTCCTGACATATGACGCACAGGCAACTTCTGGCGTATATGAGCGTGACGCAATCAATCAAGTCGCAATGGGCACGGCTGACGCGCTCAACGCAGACGGTTTGATCGCAGTGCAAAACTCGCTCAAAGAAGCCTATCAGGCAGGCGCAACTTGGGGCATGAAACGCACCACATTCGGTGAAGCTCTCAAGCTCAAAGGCAGCGACAACTATTTCTTCTCGCCGCTCCTGCTCGCCAACGGCCAAGCATCTATGCAGCTTCTCGGCAAGCCCGTGATCTTCATGGACGATATGCCAGCGGTTGCTGCAAACGCCCTGTCTGTTGTTTATGCTGACTTCGCACAAGCCTACACGATCCTTGATCGCGTTGGTCTGCAAGTTCTGCGTGACCCCTACAGCAACAAAGGCTTTATCACATATTACACCACACAGCGTGTTGGTGGCGATGTGACGAGCTTTGATGCTATCAGCATCGGCAAGGTTGCCGCATAAGACATCCTGTCTTTTGGTTGCGGGGGGCGGCTTGTTTCGCCCCCCCATTCCAAAGCACAAGATGCTTTAAAAGATTAAGTCAGGTCGGAGGACAATATGACCGAGATCAAAATGCTTCGCACAATGTCAGTTTCAGTGGACGGAATAAGCGTCGAGAACTGGCAAAGCGGATCGGTTCACACAGTCAAAGATGATCTGCTCAATTCGCTAATTTCGATTGGCGCTGTTGAGCTTGTCGAGACAAAGGCAATTCGTTCTGCACCTGAAAACAAGTCTGCGCCTTTCAAGCGTAAAAAGGGGAGTGCCAAGGCATGACCAAAAAAGAGATTGAGGCAATCGCAGGGGCCGCTCTGGACGTTGCCAAGCCGCGTTGGCGTTCACTACCCGTGACGATCAAAGATGAGCTTGTGGCGGGCGTTTTTGACGCCATTGCACCGATGCTGCGCCCGACAGAAGAGGCCGAGCAAGATGAGGTTTAACCGTAAGTCAGTTTACGTCACTGCAAGCACAGATGCGCCAGCTTTGAGCATCGTTGAGATGCGGGCTTTTCTGAAGGAAGACACAAGCGACAACGACGTTGTGATCTATTCCTATTTGTCCACAGCAACCGAGGCAATCAAACAACACCTTCGCGTTGCGCTGCTCACGGAAACATTCGTCTTCAAGGCGGATGGCTTTGCTTATGCCGATGCGGACGAGCGCCTGATTGCGCTGGGCGCTGGCGTCCACACTGGAAGCCGCCCTTACCTTCTCGGCGGCGGTGACACGCTGGATCTGCCCTTCTCCCCCCTGCAATCCGTCACAAGCGTTGTGACGTATGACCGAAGCAACAACGCCAGCACGTTTGACGCCAGCAACTATCAGGTGGATCTGCAATCTGGCCGCATTTATCTCAACGAAGGATCTGTCTGGCCGAGCGACCTGCGGGCGCAAGACGCTGTTGAGGTGACTTATGTTGCTGGATACGGAAGCGGATCCATCCCAGCGCCTATCGTGCAAGCTATTCGGGAATACGTCGAGCAGATGTATGACGGCTGCGCAGGCATGACGGACAGTGTGAAGCGGCTTCTGGCCCCCTATCGTCGCGGAGATGAGCTGGCATGGTGAGCTGTTGCTCGAAATATAACGCACGCCAGCTTCGAGCGCGCGTCAAGATCCAGCGCAAGACGCAGGCCAGCGATGGCATGGGCGGCTGGAATGAGACTTGGAGCGCTGGGGATGACCTCTGGGCAATGTGGAAGCCCATGAGCGGCGGAGAGCGGGTGCAGGCAATGCGCGTATCGCCAAGCCTCGCGGTCAAGGCCGTGATCCGCTTTCGTGGCAATGCAGACGGCGCGCCATATTACAGCGCAGAGGATCGGTTGCAGTATCGTGGCCGCACCTACAACATCAAGGCCGTGATCGACGTTGACGGGATGCAGGACTGGCTGGAGCTGATGCTTGAAGAGGGGAAACCGTCTTGAGCAAGATCAGCATCAAGATTGAGGGCGTTGACGAGCTTTTCGCGGATCTGAAGCGCTTGGGCGCTATCAGCGAGGACGCCGTTGTCGATACGATCAACGATCTGGCTATGGATACGCACTCAAACGCAGTGCAAGGCATCCAGCGCGGGCCTGCAAGCGGTCGGACATACG